GCACTCACCCCGCCCTCGCTGCCGCTCTCATATCCCCCACCGCCCCGACCACGGAAAACCGCCATATCAGGCCGAAAACCGACCCGAAAAAGGGCGAAAAAGAACCGCCCCGGAAGAACCGGGACGGCTTCAAACCTCGCTTCACTTGTTTTTCTTCACGCACTCCGATAGAACCATGAACGGCAGCAGGAGGAAGAACAGAACCACATACACCGGCTTCACCTCCTTCACCAATTCCGACCAGTGGCGGCAATGTAGGAAGCATTTTCCACGGCTTCCCCGTGGGTCACATTCCACAGCCTGTGCAAGTGCCGTCTGAGCCTATCAGCGGCGCACCAGAGAGCGGGAACGCCCTCGGCGTTCATGTAAAAGATCGAGCCTTTACCGTCAATCAGAAGCCCGTCAGAGTGCAGATAATGAAACTGACCGCACACACCGTCCCAAGGGGTCATATTTACGCCCCCTTTCTCTCGGCGGTGTAGGTATCAAACCACCGACCAGAGCCGGAGCACCGGCACACGAAGCCGCACTTTTGCAGGATAGACCAGAAGCAGGACACACCCACGCCGCCCTCGAAATAGGGAAGAATGGCATAGCCGGAGCCGTAGCCGAGCACATCACGCCACGAAACGCACCCGCTCGAAAGGGTCTTGAAGCTCTCGCCGTTCTTCATGGCCTGTTCTGCGGCCTGATACAGCACCCGCATAACGGCGGGGGACTTGTTCAGGGCTTCGCCCACGGCTGCGCTTTCCTTGTCGTAGCCGTACCCGGAAGCGTAGCCGGAGAAAGTGCCGTCATCGGTTCGAGCGGTGGCGGTGGGGTTATGTCCCCATGTGCTACTCCGCTTCCACTCCACAGAAACAGAGAGGAAAGAGAGAGCGGGAGCGGCGGCAGCGGTGCGGAGCTTGGAAAGCTGCTGTTCCCGCCACTTCTCCACATCGGCGGCGGCTCGCTTCTGTGCGATCTCCACGGCCTTCTCACGGGGCAGGGTTCCGGCCTGATATGCTTCCCACTTCTTCGGGGTGCTCCACTCCTTCAAGCCCCTGTCGGGGTCTGTGCGGTGCTCTGCTGCCCAAGTGCGGCAAAAGCCGTTTTCAATGTAGAACCGCTTCCCGTCCTTGCGAAGCTCGGCTTCGGCGTTTACGGCCTTGACCAGCTCCGGGAAAACCTCGGTGGCGGGGTCTGCGGGTTCCTCTGCGGGGATTTCTTCGGCGGGGGTATATTCCCGCATGGCTTCCCCGATCTGGTTAATGTGGGCGGGGTGAATGTCTCCCGGATGATAAATCCCGTGGGTTTCCAGCTCGTCACAGGTGGCGGCGGTTTCCACGCTCTGCGCCCATTCCCGGACATACTCATAAATGCGACCGTCCCACGCTCCGACAGTGTTCACCAGCTCCGCAACGGCTTCCCGTGCGGTTTCATAGCCGAGCCGGTTTACCAGCTCCGCAACGGTGGCGGCGGGGGTTTCTTCTCTGGTGGCCTTGAAGACCTCGACCACGATTTCAAGGTGGGCTTTCGTTGCCTTGATCTGCTCCCGGCGTTCGGTTCTCTCGATGGCGTTCATTTTCATATTGATGTTCCTTTCCGGCCTGTGGCCTGTCGATGTTCAGTTATTTCTGAGCTTTGCTCAAATATATCAGATATTTCTGAGCTTGTCAACGTGTTTTCCGTGAAAATTTCAGATTTTTCTGAGCTATTTCAATATGTGCTTTTTCTCTTGAATTTCCGCACATTCCCGGCAGCGGGACACAATCAAGCCAGCCGCCGCCAGATCAGAAAACCGCCGAACCTCCACCCGGAAGCTCGGCGGTCTGTCATAGTCGGAAAGTCGCCAGCCAAAGTCGCTGACCTCCGAGCGGGAAAGTCGCTGGTCATAGTCGGAAAGTCGAAAGTCGATGGAAAGTCGCCAGCCAAAGTCGCTCACTCGTCAGAGTCGGAAGACTCATAGTCGCCAGCCGTGTCTTCCAGATACTTCCTCTGCAAGTCTTCCGGGGACACCTGATCTCCAAGCTGCTGATTTGGCGTAAGCACCATCTCCTGCTTGTCCACATAGCCCATATTGTTCTTCATGAGGAAGATACCGGCAACAGGGTTGATCTTGCCGTTCTGCATATAGTTTTCCATCTGTGCGTTCAAAACTTGATACGCCTTTTTAATGAGGTTGCGACTCTCGGCGGGAACATAGGCACTATCCACTCCATTCGCCCATTTCCATAAAGTCGTTCTATCCACGCCAAAAGCCAAAGCCATTCCTGCAACACTCGGCTTCATATCATCATCAGCACACAACTGGAAATACTGACCAATCCTTGCCTTGACCTGTTCCGGTTCCCTCATGCTCACATCAGGCCAATCCAACATAGCCATAGAGTGTTCCAGATATTTCCGATTGTCTCCCGGCTCAGACTGAACACTCAGGGCTTCTTTCCGGTCAGGCCGGGTACGCTTTTTCACTTGCATTTCCTCTGCCATAAAAATCTCCTTTCTTAGTGAGTTTAGTGACTCATTTCTTAAAATTCGTATAAACTCTCTTATAGGACGCTCTATATAGAGGATTTATAGTAAAAATCGAAAATGGGTCACTAACCTCACTAAATAGTGAAAAATGAAAACTCAAAAACCTCTCAGTTTGAAAAGACTTTGTGAAAAGACACTCACTTTTATCACTAAAGTCACTAACTCTCTACTTCTTGCTCACACTCGTCAGAAACCTTAGCAGTTGTTCTCTCGGTTATCTTCATCAGCGGCTTTCAGGCACTCAAACACGGGTTGCTCGGACAGCAAACATTCTCTTTCAAAGAAATTGTTGCCATTGGAATACCAGTCGCCAACGACAAACAGGCTTGCTTTTGCCACCAAAATGTCCGTATCAGAAAGGTGGTAGAGAATGTGGATTTCATAAGCGGCATTTGCCGCCAACACATAGCGATAAAGTCCTTTAGTGACCTCTGTCCAGTTTTTCAGATCAGTCATGGTCATTCTCCTTTACATGAAGCGAGATCATTTTCTCACGGGTGAGCTTATCGACCACACGACCAAGCTCCTTGTAGCCGGACACCGCCGCCAGCCGTTCAAGGTTGCCCTTGGTCTGTGCTGTGACAACGATGGAGATACGGCGAAGGTTTTTCTTGTCAGTCCTCATGACCGTCCTCCCTCTTTCCATAGATACAGGCAGAGATAAGAGACTGCACCAGAACACAGGCTTCCTCTCTGGTGGCACCTGAATTGATTGCCGCTCTATAAAAATTCAGAGACATTTCAGCCAAAGCACCAACGGCGTTCAGCAGCTCTTTCACAGCGTCATTATTCATCGTCCTGTTCCTCCACGAAAATCGTTCCCTCGAATTCATCAGCTCTGCCGAGAAGCCGCCAAAGACCTTCCTCTCGTTCTCCGCAGTTGGGGCAAGACATACCCGCCACCTTTGCCAGCTTTTGAGGGAAATCAGAGTCTTCTTCTACGAACAGAAGGTGTTCACACTTCCTGCAAGAAAAGACCGTAAACATGGGGCTTTCCACAATCGGCTTTTTCCTGCCACAGCGAGGACATACCCATTCGTGACTCCAATCCCGCAGGGTCATTTCACGACCACATACACATTTCTTGCTCATAGCTCTCACCTCAATCCTCGAACATACGGCTGAGGGTGTTCAGCTCACGCCGAAGCTGGACAATGCTTGCCATGATCTGAGTTTTGGAAGCACCCTTCTCCACAATCCCGCTGCCCCACTCAGCGACATAGGAGTGACTATTCCACTCCTTCTTAGAAGCTCTGTGTTCTTCGTGAACCACCACGGCTTCTTTGAGCCGGTTGGTCAGGTTGACACAAAATTCAACCTGTTCGATGATCTCATTCTTTTTCAAACTCATACCGATCCTTTCAGACGCAGACCCTTGTAGGAAGGGTAGCCGTTGTAGGTGGACTTGCCCTCATGCCATTCCGGGTGAGCTTCCATGTCGGCATTGAACCGCTTTGCGCTGCACACGAAATAACCGTTGGACTTGCACCAAATCTTGTAAGCGTCATAGAGGGACTTCGCTCTGGTGATTGCGCCGTCAGCACTCTCGCACTTTTCTTCAAGGAACTGCAATACCAGATCGTTGTCCTTCTCATACTGCCGCACGACCTTCTTCATGTCATCGGACATTTTCAGACCAAATCGCTTGTACTTGAAGTACCCGGCGACCAGCCAAGAGAAGATACCTTGCATAGCTTCCTGCGTCTGGAACTCATTTTTAAGGTTCTTGTCCTGTTCTTCCTCCTTGAAATGGCGGTTGAACTCGATCACCCGCACACGGTCAGAAGCAAACAGGGACTTGTCGTTGACAGAGGGAAGGTCATTGCAGGAGAGCCAAAGAGTAAATTGAGGAAGAAAAGTCGTGGCAGTCTCATAGAGGTTCCGGGCTTTGATTTCCTCACCGCCGGTGAGCTGCTTGATCGTTTCCTCGTCCAGTTTGCCATACTGATTGCTCTCAGCCATCGTGACAAACCGCTTACCTTTCAGGGACGCAAGCATGGGGTTTGCGGCTTCTGCGTTCTTGCTCCGCTCGGACTTGCAGATGATCGACACGGGAGACACGGAAGCATAGTCACCGAGAAGGTGGTGAATGGCACTCAGCATGGTAGACTTTCCGTTGCGGGTGGTCTTACCGTGAAGAATGAACATACATTCCTCGTTTGCCATGCCGAGCATAGAGTAGCCAAGGGCTTTCTGCAAATACTCGGCCTTATCTGCGTCACCACAAGTGACCTCAGAAATGAACTTCTCCCACCGTTCACACCGAGAGTCTTGCAGGGTGTATTTGAAATTGGTCTGCATGGTGAGAAAGTCGTGCCAGTCATGCTCCCGAAATTCCATCTTTTCGAGATCATAGGTGCCGTTCAGACAGTTAATGAGATAGGGGTTGGAGTCGAATTCCTGAGCGGTAATCGGCATGACACTTGCAGCGTCCTTCATAAGCCGGT